GAAGCAGCGCAACAAGATCGTCGTAGAGTTCTTTGTAGTACGACTCCGAATATGGGGCCGTAGCCGAACGCTGCTGCATGTCAAAGACGGCTTGCCAAGAATCCGCGCCTCCTGGGTCACACTGGCAGCAGCCACACGTCGGGCAGGTGCATGGCTCGCAGCAGTTCGAGCATGGCAGGAGCACCATCGGTCAGCACTCCGCGGCGATGACGTACCAGCCGAAGCCGTTGTTGCTCACGGCCACGTACGCCGATGTCGGGATGTTGGCGAAGATGTTGTGTGCCACCTGCGTGCCGACGTTGGCAGTCGGCCGTGAAGTGGCAGTAGACGGCGGGCCGGCGTAGAGCGTGATGACTGCCGACGAACCCTTTGACCAGGCGGCCGTGCCGACCTGTCCGATCATGATGCGGACGCCGGCCGCACCGCGCTCGTCGTTTGGACCGCTGATCTTGAGCCGCGGGCCGGATCGCTCCACCACCTTTACGACGTGGCCGATCCGCTTGGCGTCTTCCTCGCTAAAGCCGAAAACCGGCATCGGTCACCTCGACAGGACGAGGTACTGCACCCGAGCGGCTGACGTGTACTGCGTGCTCGTCACCGCCCGCAGCCCGATGGTAACGGTCTCGACCAGCGGCAGGACCGCCGCCATGCCACGCTGAAGCTCAGCCAGTTCTTGGCTGTTGGTGCCGTCATACTTGCCGATGAACACGGCGTGCGTGCCGGCCGTCTGCGTTGCCAGATTGCGGAACGCCGCGTAGCCGGCGGCCGACACAGCGCCCAGCGAGAGCGTCGTCACGGCCGTGCCTACCGTCACCACGCCGCTGGCCGCTGCCTGCGTCGTCTGGTTCGCCTTGACCGATGCCGCTGCGAACCGGTCGGAAAAGTTGCCGTTGTCGCACTGCAGGGCAATAGAGACCTTCACTTCGTCTGCCATTAGATCCTCGCTTCCGAAAAGATATTTGTGTGTTGTTTCTCTTCATACGGGTAAGCCTTACGCATGAAGATATAGTCCGTGGCGTTTGGTCCAGTGAGCAGCGTTGGAAGGACAGCCAACCCCGATCCATCGAGTTGCACAGGCTTTCCGACAGGATTCCCTCGAACGTCCAGAATGGCACGACGCTCGCCGCCAACGATCTCGTTGAATCCGGCGTCGTAAAACTCGACGTAGTGCCCCTTCGGATCAAGCAGCCACTCGACTGACACAGTCCACAGGGACTGCTTGTCGTCGTAGTTGGCGTTGTACCCCACGCACAGCATGGTGCGGCGTTTAGCGCCCATGAACTGCGTCTCGTTTGTCGTGTTCACGTATTCGTTAAGAACGCTAAGGTTGGGGTCCGCCACCTTCGTGTTGGTGTATGTGATCCGAAGCAGGCAGCGGTTCTCGGTGAGCCCGTCAACTGGATCACCAGCGGAATTAGTCGCCGCCTTGGGTGCAGCGTTGTACTCGCCGTTTTCGCCCTGGTCTGTGAGGGGACACTCTTTCTGTTCCGTTGTGACGCTGATTTTCTGCCAGCCCTCGGCGTCAGGGTCTTCCGGCTCTGGCTGATCCGTGTCCTCCTTCTGCGCCTCGTAGGCGATGGCGATCTTGATTGCCCTGTCGGCGTCGTCACCCTTGTAGTAGGACAGCTTCCGACTTTTGACCTTGAACAACACGCCGGCTATCAGCCGCTTGTCGCCGACCTGTGGAATAGATCCGCCATTGAGGTTCGGCCAGGACGCTGAGTCTTCAGCCAGCACGCCAAAGTCTGGCGGGGAGTCGTGCAGCGCCAGCAGTTCCACGGAACCGGTGAGCGTAATCTTGCCCTTGGATTCCAGGCTTTCGCCGTATTCGAACGACCGCAATTCTCGAACGTCTGTAATAGCCATTAGCCGATCACCGCCAGTCCAGTCGGATCAAGCCTGTCTGCGATGTCCTCAAGAGCATCGGCAGACCGCTCTGTGTTTTGTGCCGTTGCTGCTGCGTCGTCCTTCACATCGAGCCGGGGATCGGCCCCACGAAGAATGTTGTTTCGGAACGTCTCGCCCTCGGACGAGCCGACGACGATGGCCTTGAGTTCTTGGCTCGAGGCGCGGATGGCGGCACCCACGGCCTGGGCGACAGGGCCGGCACCCGGCTGGCCGGGCTTGCCGCCCTTGGCGGCATTGTCCGCGGCGTCCTTGTTGGCCCTAGCCAAGGCAGCGTCGAAGGCACCGAATGGGTTGGTGACGTTTGCAATGCCGCTCGCAGCCAATCCATCGGCGGCGGCTCCGTACACGCCCGCCTCAGAAAACGCATCATTCGCCGCGTCTTCCAGAAACGTCGTGCCACGGACCACGTTGCCGAACTTGTCCCACCCCTCTGTCAGGCCGTCGGCCACCTTCATCCCGAGCCGCAGGTCAGCGGCAATGTCTGTCGCTCCAACCGCCTCTGCCATAGACGCGACGGTGGACATGATTCCCTTTATGGGAGCCATGATCATGTCCACAAGAAACTTGCCCAACATGCCGATCACGTCCATCAGGACGGCGATACCCTCCTGAACCGCCGACAGACCCTTCAGCAGAAACCCGAATGCGTTCATGCCGATCTGCCCCATCGCAGCCAGCCCGGCCGACGCCAACTGCAGCACGCCGTATATAAAGGTGAACCCGCCAACTACCGTTCTCAGAATGAACACAAAACCATTTGCGAGACTTGATGCCAGACTCCAGCCGCTTGTGTTCTTGGCAAAGAAGTCAACAACCAGGTTCGCCACTGCCGTGATCGCCGGCGCGACGCCCGCCGTGAACTGGTTGATAAATCCCTGCACGAGCAGGCTCAGCCGCCCAAGTGCGTCGCCCATGCCTTCGATCGCGGCCGTCTGCTCGCCGCTCATCTTCACGCCCAAGGCTGTGAGCAGCGCGTCCATCTCGCGGATGCCTTCGCCGCCTTGCCGCAGGAAGTTCAGCATCCCCTGCCCAGACCGGCCGAAGATGTCGATGGCCGCTGCGGCTTGCATCTCAGGTGGCAGTGCAGCGATGCGGTCAGCGATCAGGGCGAACTGGCCAGCAGTGTCGAGCCCCGCCATGTCCTGCATCGTCAGACCGAGCCCCTGGAACGCCTTCACGGCAGCCGGCGTGCCGGCCGCCAGTTCGCTCGTCATCCGGGCCGTGCGACGAAGCCCGGCGGTCAGTTGTTCCTGGCTCACGCCGACTTCGCCGGCTGCGTGCTGGAGAACCTGCAACTGCCCCGATGCCACGCCAAGTTCGGTGGCGAGATTGTGGACACCCTCGGCGTATGCCATAGCCTTGCCGATCGCCACAAACGGGGCCGTGAGGGCAGCGATGACACCCAGCGGCAGAAGCAGGCTTTTCATCGCCGTGCTGAGGAGTGCCACGCCGACCGCCGCCGTAGACGCTCCCCGGCCAAGCCCGAGAACCCCCAGCGTGGCACTGGCAAAGCCGCTGCCCATCCCGCCGGTTAGCCTAGACACCATCCCCTGGAAGCCGCTCAACTGCTTGCCGGCGTTCGCCAGCCCGCGAGTCAGCCCGCCCGTGGACGCCGTGATCGAGACGTTGACGCGGCCGAAGTTCTTGGCCATCACCCGCCTCCGATCGCACGGAAGGCCGCCACGATCTGCTCGGGCGTCTGCACCCGCTTCGGCACGGGCATGAAGTCGTCAGGCTTGCGACGTGGCGAACCCTTGGAACGGTGGGCGGACGCGAACTGTGACATGGCCATCGCGCCCCTCAACCACTCGTCGCCCCACGGTTCCAGCTGGTAGTAACCCATCCACCCGTACAACTGATCGACGCTCATCGAGTCCGCCAGGCCGCCAGGCTCCTCGACGTTCCAGATGCCCAGCTTCAAGGCCAGCCGGTAGAGGAACTGCAGGACCGGCTGGCGCTCTATTTTCCCGCCGCTTCCTCCACCGGATTCGCACCCAGCCCGTTGAGCTTGAACACCGCGTCCACGATCCGCTGCACGGCGTCGGCGTCGAACTCGCCAATCCGTTCCTCGTCAGCCTCGGTAAACAACGCCTTGCCGTCGTCGTCCACGCACGACAAGGCCACGACCTTCGCGGACACGTTCTTCAGGTTGACCGACCCGCCGACCTTGCCGCCGGTGGCGATCTCCTCAAACCGGTTCCGCATCCGGCTGGTGAACTTGGTGACCCACACCTCGGCGTCCTCGCCAAGTTCGGGCACCGGCACCTTCACCTTCGGAAGCGGACGCTTGCGCTTGAAAAACTCGTCACGACTCAGAGCCATACGCGCCCTCCGTGGTCATGGCCCAGCCGATCAAGACGGCAGCGTGCCGCTGAGCTTGATCGTGACCGTGCCGCTCATCATGTCTTCCATCTGTGCGCCGGCCTCGTAGCCGGTCATGTAGCCGAACGCCGACCACAGGGCCGTCGTGGTGCCGCCGTTGGCCCAGTACACGTTGACCACCTGATTGGTTGCGACGTTGGCCAAGTCCGCCGTGGGCTTGATGCCGGGGTCGTGCTGCACCTCGACCGAGACCTCGCCGGGATCGTAGATGCTCGAGCCGACAAACTCCTTTGCCGAAGACAGCATGTGAGTCGCGTCGGCAACGGCCCGAGTAATGCCGTTGTGGTTCACGCCGGTGATCTTGTAGCCGGTCGCGGTGTGCAGCGCGGTGCCGAACGAAACGTAGGTTCCCTGTCCGATGTCAGCGGCCATAGGTCAACTCTCCGAGTGGGTGATCTCGACTGTCAGGTCCGTGCGATAAATGGGTGTTTGCGAACCGGGGTCCGACGGCTCTTGCTGGTCGTTTTCGTCCTTGACCGTCACCAGCCGAACCGCCGTCGTCCGCTTGAATTGTAAGGCTGCCCTGACCGCTCGCCCGAGGTTGCGGCAGTCCACCAGGCTGGTCGATATGCACGACACCGTGTACGTCGTCCGCGTCAGCCCCGACATGCCCGTCATGTGCATGTACGGCCCGCGGCTGGCGTCCTGGCGGTCGAACACCAGGCACGGCAGCGTCGTCCCCTGCGGAGCCTGCACGGCGTAGATCCGCGAGCCGACCGTCGCCGCGATGTCGGCCGACGCCGACAGCAGCTGCAGCAGGGACTCGTCGATGAACGTCGTGGCTGGCATCACATCCCCTTGGCGTCACGGCGGGCGTTCTCGGCTTCCGCCTTGACCACCGCCCGGCCCAGTTCCTCAATCAGTGCGTCCCTGATCCGCGGCAGCGTGCGGTCCGCCCACTGGCCGAACTTGCCCGTGCCGGGCACGGCGGCCACCTCGGGGAAGTAGGCCGCTCCACCGTCCTCGGCACCGATCAGGGCCACCTTGCCCATCAGGTACGGGTACTGCTTAGCCAGTGCCATCGGCACCCGCAGCGTGGATGCGTTCTTCGGCTTGCGGACCTTGACGCCGTTCTCAAGCCACCAGGCATGGTAGCCGCTGGCTTTGCCGTTCTCGCCAGCCTTGTCGCCTCTGCGGAACCCGAGCACGGCTGTCTGAGTCTTGCCGCGGACCTTGGCTTCAGTGAGCACGCCAACCGACCGCTTGAGGTTTCCCGTCGGACCCTTAGCGACCAAGGCTTTCACCTCGGGGATGTACGGCTTGGCAACCTTGTTCACGCTGGCCCGCAGGTACTTTTTCTGGACGCCGATCCGCAGCCCCTCAAAACGCTTCAGCACGTCCGCGATGTCCGACGCACTTGCGCTGACCTGAAAGCTCATCAGTCCGTGACCTCCGCCACCAGCAGCTCGTGCTCGGCCCGGTAGCCGCGCTCCACGACGCTGGTGATCTCGAACGTGCGGCTTTCGCAGACAATCCGCATCTTGGCCTTCAGTCCCGGCGTGTAGTGCATCACCACCTTGTGCGTCACGTCGGAGCCGGTGGCCATGGCCGAAACGCTCTCCGAGCCCGACAGCGGCATCACGCCAATCCACCGAGTGGCGAACGTGGACCACGACAGGATCGGCTCGCCGATGGCGTTGGCCGACTCGGTCGGAGTCTGGATCGTCGCCAGCCGGTTGAGCGTGCCCGTCTTCATGTGCCGACTACCACCACCTTGAAACTGGCCGTGCCCGAGTAGGCAGAGACATTGAACCCGGCCGTGCCGCCGCCCCTGGCGTCCGACAACGCCACGCGGCTTGCGGAACTGATCGCTGCCCCCGACCCGGTCGCCTCGGCACAGCGGGCCGCCGCCGACGCCGCAAAGGCGAACCGGTCCACCGTCGCGAACGACACGAGAGAACCGTCTGCGTCACGGTACGTGCTCGGAGCGACGGCAATCGCCACGGCAGCCGTGCCGCAGGTGCCGGTGACAATGGCCACCTTGCCGGTCGTCTGGCTGTCCGTGCTCGTCAGGGACAACCGCTTCACGGCCTGGACGCCGTCGCTGGACGCCGAGTCGGTGAATCCCACGTCTACGGCGATCCGTCCTTCGATGCTCATGCGTACTGCCTCCAGCGGAGGTTGGCCAGCAGGGCCGACACGGCAAACTCAAGTTCCTTTGAGATGCTGCCGGCGAGAACCGTTTCCCGGTTTGCGTACCAGAAACCGACCAGCATCTTGATGGCATGCTTGGCCGGCGTCGGCACGTTCGCTGCCCCGCCGTAGCCGGCGAGGTAGGTCACCTGCACGGCCTTGTCGTCCAGCCGCACGTTGGGCCAGTTCTCCAGGTACAGCGGATACACGAGTGCAGGAACGTGGTCGCGGTCTAGGCGGAACTGCTGCGTTCCAGACTGCGCCCACGTGAGTGTTTGCGTGGTGCCACCCTGGTCCACGTAGGAGATAGTCACCGTGGCGCTCGCGGCCGTCGCGTTCAGCCGCACGGGCGGGCGCGGAAGCCCAATACGAAGATCCACGAAGTCGTCGAACGCCACGGTGTATTGCTTGTCGGCGAAGGTGCGGTCGCAGTAGTCCTCGCACCAGGCTGTCGCCGTGTCGATCAGGACGCCGATGTAGTCATCGTCGGTCGTCATATCGACGATCCGCAGATGCTCCTTGGCCTCGGCCACCGACACGGGCCGGTCGCCCGTCCCGCTGGCGGTCGCAACGATGAGCGACCGGTAGTTACTGCTTCGCCGCACGGCGTCGCCTCCCAGCCTTGGCGTAGGGTGCCTCGGCTCGCTCGACCTCCTGGGGCTCGTCAGCCACGGCGAACCGGATCTGTGGCTGCTCGTTGCGGACGGCGTAGCCAGACCGCACCAGCATGTCCGCCAGGCCGCCGGTCACGTCCACCACCTGCCCCGTCTTGTAGGTGCGAACCGGTCGAGTGATCCGCACCGACACCGTTGGGTACTGCGTGCTCATTGCCACACCTTTTCCGGGGGTTGCCCGCCTCGATCCCAGAAATCGCCAGGATGCTGGAGCAGCGGCTGCATGTTCTGGTCGGGCCACTTGAACCAGACCTCGGCGTGGCCGAGAGCCACCCGTGGGCAGATGCCGAGTTTCAGCCCGGCTTTCTGAGCCTCGATCCAGAAGTGAATGTCGTCGTCAATCCGGCCGTCGTCCCACCGGCCAGCCTCATTCGGCCTGCCCAGGAACCACGGGTGCGGCATCTTCCTCAGAGCCGACGCTCGCAGCAGCGTGAACCCGAAGTGCGCCGTGTTCACCGGCATGATGTTGTGGTAGATGAGCTGGTCCCGGCCGATGCTCCCAGCCCGTGTGCCGTCCTCGCTCATCATCGTGAACAGCGGCTCGTCGTGCCGCCGCTTCATCTGCACCGCAGCCACCACGTCGTAGTCCGACGCCGTCGCGTAGGTCAGCAGACGAGGCAAGGCGTCCGGTTGGAAGATGCTGTCGTAGTCCAGCGTCAGAATCCACAGCGGCGGGCCGTCCTTCTCCGGGTCGTTCTCGACCATGTCAGTCATGACACGCTCGAGGCACTGCCCCCAAAACGCCCCCTCGAGCCGCACAGGTGCGACGCCGTAGGGGATCAGGCCGCGAGGCCAACAGAACATGTGGTCCTGCCAGCCAAGCCGCGGCACGCTCATGGCGCAATGCACGCGGACAGGACCGGAGCCAGTATTCAGCACAGCCGGCTTGATGCCGGCGATGGGTGAAGCAGCCGCGCCCACGGCAACCTCCTTCGAGTTGTCGAACTACTCAGCCCAGGACCACGCGATTGGTGACGTTCGCGTCAGACGCCGAATCGACGCCCGACTCGCCGCGGCCCAGCCGGGCCGCCACCACCACCGTGTTGTTGCTCGCGTTGCTCGTCGCGGACGAGCTCGGCGTGACCGCTACCTGCACGTACCGCTTCAGGCTCTTGGTGCTGACCTCGAACCGGCTGACGTTGACGGTCGCCGTGTTGCCGACGCCAGACAGCGTGTAGTCCGTGTTCTGGATCAGGCTGGCGATCGTGCCGTAGCTGCCGTCCGTGTCGGAGTGCTTCAGCGTGACCACGCTCGGAGCCGCCGTGTTGGCGATCGAGCGGTAGCCCACGTCCACCGACAGGGTGTCGTAGCCGAGGCAGTCGATGGCGACCGTCAGCGTGCTGGCCGAGTTCAGACCGGCAGCGTCCGTCAGGGCGACCACGGAACGAGAGTTGGCGAGATGGTTCACGGTTCAGGGTTCCTTGATGGTGCTGAGGGTCAGAGGATGAGGGCCACGACCGGACCGGCGGTGCTGGCGTCGCCAACGTCCGAGGTCACCGCGTCGTAGGACACCGTGGCCTGGAAGTACGTCTGGTCGAACTCGATGTACCGGTCGGTGCTTGCCCGGACGGCAACCTGCCGACGGAGGGCGAAGTGCGACGACCGCTTCAGGTCACCGAAGAGGGCCACGCACTGGGTAGCGGCGGCAGTCTTCCGCATGACGTTGTTGAAGAACACCGGCCAGCCCATGAACACCGGCCGGCGGACGCCGTCCACGATCTCGTTGGCCGAGGCACCGTTGCCGCCGAGGGCCAGCGACTGCATCGCCAGAGCGTGCATCTGCGGGGTGGTGTACCAGCCGCAGGTCGGGCTCTGCGCCGCGTAGGTCGGCAGCTTCGCGATCGTGTTCGCGAAGTCGTCGATCGTCAGACTGGTGACCGCGGTCTGGCTGGAGTCGTGGATGCCAGCCGTCAGCGTTTCGTTCTCGAACTTCCACTGAATGCCGCGGATGCCGCCGTAAGTGGAAGCCCCGGTCCCGATGAAGCCGTCTTCGTCGATCCGCAGGGCGATCGCCAGGGCGAACTCCTGGGCGACAAGCCCGGCCAGGTCGATGGCCGAGTCGTCGATCAGCTGGTTCGGAACGCGAGTACCAACGCGAACTTCCTTGCTGGAAAGCAGGACGTTGTCCGTCGCCATGTCCGAGACGGTCGTCTCGCTGTTGGCACCGGTGTGGTAGGCCGTGTTGCCAGCCGTCCGACGCGGGATGTAGAGCGTGTCGCTCGCCATCGTCAGGTTGTTCGCCTGGGCGGGGAACGCACCGTAGGACTCAACGAGCCGGATCACCGTCGAAGCGAACGTGTCGGGGATGAACACGCCACCCTTGCTGTTGTCGTTCGGCGACAGGGCGCGGGCCTCGACGTTCTTCTCGTACCACGCACGATCTTCGGCACGGCCAAGGACGTAGCCGCGAATCCAGCGGCCGCAGGCTTCGGCGTCCGAAGACGACCGGAACATCGTGGCCTTGCCGCTGTCACGGGACGGACGGGCAACCGGCTCGACAGCCGCAACCTCGACCGGCTTCGCGGTCGCAGCCACCTTGCCACGGAGCGACGTGATCCGCTCGGCGATCGAGTGCTCGCGGGCCAGTTCGGCCTCGAGCCGCTCACCCTCGGCGGCGAGCTTCTCCATCTCGGCGGCCTGCTCGGCGGAACGGTCCTCGACGGCCGAAAGGTCGGCGAGCATCGCAGCCACAGCGGCGGCGCGGTCCTGAAGCTTCGAGAGTTGAGTGGCCATCCGTGGCGCTCCGTAGTTGTGAACGGTGACAGTCCGTGTCTGTCGTTCACACTACGGGAGCAAAGAGCGACGACCTAGCGTTTCGGTTCTACGTAGAACGAACGGCGGCAGATGTATTCCGATGGCACGACCACCTTGCCACGAAACTCGCAGCACGGGCATTCGACGTAGCGAACCTGCTGATCGCCAGCGGCCTTGCTCGTGTACGTGCGAATGCGGCCACGCTTGCACTGCGGACACGGGTCGCCTGGTCTAGCCACGCAACATGCTCCTGAGCTTGGCAGCCCGCAGGCGAGCCGCCATCCGCACCGCCAGATTCGTCAGCGTCTTGCCGTCGTCCACCGGCTCGGCCGAACCCGGAACCTCTTCCTGCTCAGCCATCCACGCCTCCATGCTGCGCCGGGCCACAGCCGCAGACGAAGACGAGTATGCCGGGTGTGTCACCACCGACACGTCGAACAAACCAGACACCTCGCGGATCGAGCGACGCGGCATGCCGTCCTCGCCCGGTGCCCACGACTGCCCCTTCTGCTCCACGGTGAACGCAAAGGACGAGCCCCGCAGGTCGCCGCGGGCAGTCAGTTCGCTGATCGTGCGGCCCAGTTCCGTGTTCGGCAGGACGACCGAGTACCGCAGCCCCTTCTCGTCACTCGACAGTTCCAGCGTGCCCGACGACGTGCGACCGAGCAGCTGGTTGGCGTCGTGGTTGAACAGGGCCACCACGTCCCGCTTGCCACGCTGGCGGTTGAGCACCTTGTCGAACGCCCCCGGCAGGATCGTCTCGCGGAACCCGCCCAGGTCAACCGAGGTGGTGTTGTAGCGGACGGCGTAGCCAGACAGGACAGTGCGGCCGTCGGCCCGAGTCTCGACAGCAACGCCGCCGTCGTCGGCAAACTCCCAATCGCGCCGCTCGATGTTCGTCTCGTCCATGGTTTCGCTCCTGTCGCCTTGCTCGCTGTCCAGTTGTTTGACCTTGTCGCCAGACCACACACGGGCGGCATCGCCGCCCCATAGCATCCACGCCACAAATCCCGGCGTTTCCTCCCCCGCCTTGTTCCAGCCCGGCCGGCGGTCGGCTTCGTGCCGAGCGAACCAGGCGGACATTTCGCGGACGTGTTCCTCCGTGAGTTCCTCGCGGGCGGCGATGATGTTGGCCCGGCGGACGGTCTCGGGCTTGAGCCCGTCGCCGCTCTTGCCTTCGTTGTGCAGCCGCAGCCCGGTGCGTGCTGCCTCGGCCATGCCTGCCGTCGGCTTGAGGTCAACCGCCATTGGCGTCCTCCGCTGGAGCGTCAGGCGTGTCTTCAGCCTCGGCGGCCTCGATCTCTGCAGCGTCCTCGACCGCGTCGGCCGGCGTGTCCTCGACCTCGCCAGGCGAGTCGTCCTCCGACTCAGGCATCGGCCCGAGGTTCTCCTTCTGCCGCACCTCTTCGGGCGTCAGCCACCGATTGCGGATGGCGATCTCATACGCCTGATAGCGGGTCGTGATGTCCGACCGCAGCAGCCCTTCGACCAGGAACTCCGCGTACAACTCGCCGTCCTCGGGCAGCACGTCCCGCTCGATGGCACCCTCAATCCGCCGCAGCCACGGGGCGATGGTGAACTTCTCGAACGACACCATTTCGCTCTGTAAATTCCCCCAAGTTGCTCTGCCCAACTCTTGGATCATGTGTGGAGGCATCCGCCAGATGCGGCAAATCGCAAGCAGCGATTGCATCCACAGTTCCGCCAACTGGCTTTCCTGATTGGTCGCCGTGATCGTGTCGGCCTTCAGGCCGTTGCTGAGGACCGCCGTCTCGCCAGCGTTCCTCGCCCCCTTGTGCCGGGCGTTCCACGACTCGCGGAGCCCACGCCGCTGCTCTTCGTTGAGCACCTGGTCGGTGGTCAGGATGAGCCCCGGCTGAGCGTTGTTCCGGTAGAACGTGGCCGCGTAGCCCTCCAGGCTGCGGGCCAGGCTGATCGCGTCCCGGCCCAACTCGATCGGCACCTCACCCCGAATGCCGTCGAAGGACAACCACGGAATGTGGCAAATCTGGTCATCGCGGTAGATGGTCTGCCGGCCCGTCTGCGGGTCCGTGTGTAGGTACGTCTTCGTGCCTTCGTCGTCCGCCTCGACCTTATCCATGCCGGCCGGGTTCAGCGGCCGCAGTTCGGTCACCTGCCCATCGGGGCCGCGGAACTTGTACTGGTAGGAACTGCCGTAGAACCCCATGTGCAGGCAAATCTGCTCGACCCACTGGTAGCGGGTCTGGTAGCGGTTCGGCCGCTTGGCGAGCACGTTGTAGATCGGCAAGTCCTTGGCCCGCTCCGACGTGTATTCGTCACGCTTGCGGTAGACGTGCAGCGGCAGGCAGGCGACGGTCTCAGCCACCACGCGAGCACACGCCATGTAGGCCGCCGTCCGCATGGCGGTCTCGGGAGTCACCCGCACGCCAGACTCGGCGGCAGCCGCAACAAGGTCATCCCAGCGGCTCATCCGCGTTTCAAGCCAGCGAATCTCGGGGAGCGTCGCATCCATGCGGTTGTCACCAGAAGGACAGTTCGGGCATCGCCTGCGGCGTCAGGCTTTCGCCCATGTGCGAGCCAATCGCCATCACCA